CTTGCCCCTAACTTACTTTTGCTATGACACGCTTTAGTTTTGTTGTTAGTACGTGGAGATCACTTGATACACGTGCGTTGCTCCGATTAACCGGCACGTTGCTGGTGAAAGGAGCCAAGGGATGCCTCTCCCTTGTAAGAGGCGCCGGTAAATTGAGCCCACCGGCTGTCAAAGAAGTGGTGATGGTTGTTGCGTTATGTTCAGGTTGTTGGATCATTTATAAGACCTTTTCAGTGCCCCGAGATCTAAGAACCCGCGCAATTAACTTTATGAAACGAGAACCCCAACTCCCTTCCAACCTGGTTAGAACCAATTTTATGGATATGGAGTTCGTTTCTTTTCGGGAGCCTGCTAATCATACACATGGAGCCGCTGCGGCTGACCGTTCGACATCTTCCTTGTTCATTGATCGCCTAGCGCGTATTTTTGGCCGTCCAGCCTATTACGTCCAGCGATCACGGAATGATGAGAAGCATAATAGATTAGGGAGTAGATCTTATTACTGGGTGAAGGATGTTACTACCACACCCAGGAACTTATCTATTCCCGATACTTCTTTTGTCGCTATGGTCGATGTGGATCAATATGTTGACATGCCAACGTTTTTGGTAGATCATTGTCAGCCTACTATTTTATTCACATTCCAACCCAGTCGTGTCTGTCGGGCGACAGACAATTATAGTTTTACTTTCGACAAGGATGATGTGGTTGATTATCATGTGACTGGCGGTGGCCGGTATTCTCACCAGGTTTGGAATTGGAGTACCGACCATATTCTGGTCTCAAAGAAATTTTGTGGGATACCCTATTCTTCTGCTGCTTTTTTGGTTGATAGGAGGTTCACATCCCCAGATCACGAGCTTGTTATGCTCACGCCCATTGGTTCATGGTCTTTTCCAGGGTCGTTGTTGGTACATTGGTGGTTGGGTGCGCGTCAATTGCAGCGATTGCGCGTCGCCACGCCAAAAGGGTTTTTGAGGTTAACAACTTCTTCGAAAACCGGAGTTCATGTTTCCACCGGCAAGGTTAATACCTATATTAGTGCTGATGTCACTGCAGCAGTGGACGACACAGTCGCAGCAATAGTGCGGCTGTCTAAGTATGATGTTACTATGCCTACTATTATGTCGTTCGTTCCTGAAGGTGACAAGGCCGCCGGTGCTGCGTTATTGGAATACCATCGCAGTCAAGAAGGAGTTAAGCCTGACATTGTTTGTCCTGTTCCAATGGCCGTTAGGCCATATCAGTTTATGCCCAATAGTTATGACCCCCTCGCTAAACCTATGATGAAAGCATTTATGACCCCGTTGGTTCATGCTGCTTTCGTCCCATCTGATTGTAAGAATAACGAGGAGGAATGCATTAGGGCACGGGTTGAACAGCCACGTAATACGAGCTTGCTCCCTCCTTCCCCTTTTCTTGTTCGGGTGATGCAAGAATTTGCTGAGAAATTTATACCCGAGCATTTAGCCAACACGTTGGACCCTACGGATGATGATGAAGTTTTGTCCCGAATGGATCGTCCTCAGCAACGCCGTTTGTTGGCAGCGGCAGAGTTCCTCTTCGACCCCAAACGGGTAATTAATATGTTTATGAAGAAAGAACCATATGGCAATATCAAGCCCCCCCGACCTATTTCAACCTTCAACACCTCTGATAAACGAGAATATAGTAAATTCATTTATGCGTTGGAGGCCTTTTTGAAGAAGGAAGAGTGGTATGCCTTTGGCAAAACCCCCCGTGATATTTCGGCCCGTGTTGTGAAAATTTTAGAACACGCACTTTTTGCCACACCCACTGATTATGCCAAGTTTGATGGGCATGGAAGTGACCTAATGAGAGAATTTGAGAAAATTATTCTTTCTAGAGCATTTCGTCCCATCCATACGGCTAAAGCCATGGAATTACATGCCTCTCAATATGGCCTTAGGGCCTATGGGAGGTTTGATTCGGCATATGACAGTGGATATTCGCGTGGCTCTGGCTCACCTGAAACTTCGGTATTTAATACCATTTTCAATGCTTTTATAGCCTATTTGGGCAATCGAATGACCAAAATTGATGGTCTATATTTAAGCGTTGATGAGTCGTGGAATAGGTTGGGCATTTATGGCGGGGACGACGGTCTGACCGCGGGAATTTCTCCCGAGGTTTATAAGAAGGCCGCGTCGTGGGTAGGACAAGAATTGTCCATAGATGTTATTAAACGTGGGGAGCCTGGGATTCAGTTTCTGGCCCGGGTCTATTCCCCCGCTGTTTGGGAAGGCAATCCTGCATCCTGTTGTGACATTAAGAGACAGATTAGTAAATTTCATGTCACAATTAATTTGGATCGTGTGACTCCGAAGATGAAGCTACTTGAAAAAGTTCGTAGCTTTTTGTTAACCGATAGTAGCACACCCATTATCGGTGATTTTTGCCGAGCTGCATTTCTTTTGCAGGGTGAGGGTGAAATTAAACCGGACGAGCGAACTGCCCAGATTCGCCGCTGGAAATCAATGCTACCTCTGGAGGCCCAATACGATAATACTCCCGGTGATTGGATGATGGAGTACGTTGAACGTACCCTACCAGACTTTGACTACAAGAAGTTTACCGCATGGCTAGACAAAGCTGATACTTTTGAAAAGCTTTTGTCGCCCCCGATGTTTATGGAACCACCCGTGGCCAAGCCCACGCAACCGGTTGTCATCGAGGATGAAATCTTGCTACCTATTGTACCCAAGGAAGGCAAGGTTAATATGTCTCCCATTGATCAGAAGAAGGTAGAAGGGATTGGAGTTCCCCTCCCTATTCCAATGGCTGTGTCTAAGAATCGCAAGAAGAAAGACAAGAAGAAGTTGTCTGTACCCAGCGAATTGAAGCACATGCCTACTAAAATGCCAGTGGTTGAGAAAGTTCTGAAGAAAGTGGTCGAGAATTTACCCACGCCAGAATTTAAGGGGAGAAAACTTGTGGTCCGCCGTCAATGGCAATCATGGGCCAAAGGTAATAAATCTGGGCTGGTTGCTAAACCAAAGCCTAAACCTCCCCCGCCTCCTGATGGAGGTATTTAAACCCGTTAACGGGTGCGCTTGGGCACCCGTGTTTTGCGTTGTTCCACTTCGCTTCGATTTATGTCAAAGACTCAGACTCTTACTCAGCTTGCTACTTCTGCTTTACCGTATCTACCTGCCGCTTACAAACTTGGAAAACAAATCTACAACAGTATGGATACGAAATATGCACCAGCTGGCAAACCTAAGCCTGCTCACCTTAAAGGTGTTAAATTTGGACCCCCCTTACCTCCTGGTGTTTATGGACCCCGGAGCATGCGACGTCAAAATGCCTCTCGAGCACTACGTCAATCAGCTCCTAGACGCCAGCGACGCCCACGGCGTTATCGGTCGGGAGTCCAACAACAGTCCGGCGCTGCGGCGCCTGTCAGTTTTCCCAGTACCTCGTGTGTTATGGAGTCAGACTTTAAAGTCACCACACTTCGTAACGCTACTCATGGACCAGGAATCCAGTGTGCTTTTTCTGTTGCTCTTACTGGACTGGGTTCCAACGGGGTCACAACAGCTGGTGAAACTGGTGATTACCAAAATGCCATTTCTAATAGTACTTCCTTAAGTGGTGGTGTGTTTCAGAGTGGATTTATTTCCGCTGATGGTAATTGGGTCACTGGCCTGCTAGAACATCCTTTGGGCTTCGGCTCTCGGATGAACCGGGAGGCCAACAATTGGACTGAGTGGCAGCCGGTACGTTTAACTTATACGTATCAGAATCAAGTGGCTACTTCAGTCGCGGGTGCGTTTACTATGGCTCACACCAGAGTACCTGACGACTTTATAGAATCTAGTGGACCACAGGCTGCTCCTGTTCATTCTTATGGTAATTTAAGTCAGAACGTTCCTAACTGTAGTTCAAATATTTACCGAGACATGCAGCTTGATTTGCCAACATGGGACCGGACAAAGTACTTCCCCTGCGAGATCGCGAACACTTCACCGTTCGCATCCGGTCAAAATCTTCAGACCTTAGCTTACGAGGCAACCCACTTTTGTGGACGCTTCGTATGTATGTACACCGGACCAGCCCAGGCCATTTCAGCCGGCACTCTTTGGCTATCCGGCGTCATTAATTTCTTCGGACCTTCTGCCTCCCAAAATTCTATCGGAACCACAACAACTGCAGTTACTTTGCAAAAGAACGCGGTTTATTTTCGTGGAAAGTGGAGGAATTGGTCTTATTTGGCTCGTGCTCGCGAGCATTTGAGACGATTGGAGGAGAAGAAACGACCTAAAGAACAGGTCGAAGAATTGGTTTTAGATGAGTTGAAGGATAAAACCCACCAGGTGCCATCCACTCCGGCATCTGAAGTTGAAGGGTGTACAGATTCTGTTCCTATGGAAGTTGACGAAGATTTTCCTATTTTGAGGTCAGCCCCCATAGCTATATCGAGAAAACGTAAAACAATGGGTTAGCCCATTCACAAGCATCGATGAAACCCCGAATTCCTTAACGGCTTAGCACTGTGGAGGGTAGTAAAGGGCATAATTGATGCATGTGACGACTTTGTCGGTAGTCGTTAAATAACCTGGGACTTTTGTGGATAGTCT